ACCCTGCAGCTTTTTCAACTTCAGGTTCTGTTACATCATTTAATACACGAACAGGTGCTGTTACACTAAATTCTACAGACGTTAATACAGCACTAGGTTCTGATGCTGTACTTGATTCTGACATTGGAACTACAGTACAAGCATACTCTTCTGTTCTTGCAAATACTACAGCGTCATACACAACTGCTGAAGAAACTAAGTTAGCTGGTATTGAAACAGGTGCTGATGTAACAGACGCAACTAACGTAACTGCTGCTGGTGCATTGATGGATTCAGAGCTAACTAGCGAAGCATCTGTTAAAGCACTTAATCAAGGTGTAGCAACTACAGATAGTCCTTCATTTGCAGGCTTAACAGTAGACACAAGTACACTTGCTGTTGACTCTACAAACAATAGAGTTGGTATAGGTATTGCTAGTCCGTCCTACGATTTACACGTTTACAAAGCATCTGGTACAAGTCAAATTAGAACCCAATCTGCTGGATCAACAGGCACTGATATTGGGAGAATAGAGTCACAAGCTAGTAGTTATGTAGCTCAACAAATTGTGTATGGAACTGGAGAAGTTTATCACTCAAGTAACGGCACTTCTCATGTTGTTGGAGTAACTTCTGGAACAGGTACTTTAAGGCTTCATTCTGGAGGCTCAGAAGCAGTCCGTATCGATAGCTCTGGCAACGTTGGTATCGGTCGTACGCCAAACTACAAACTAGATGCTTATCTTTCTGGGACAGGAAGTCCTGCTGTTGCGTCTTCAAATGACAACATAGTTACAATTCTTCAGTCTGTTGGCTCTTCTCAAGGTAATGTTGGAACACTTACTTCACATCCGTTAGTTTTTTTGGCGGGTAACACAGAACGTATGCGTGTTACTACGGGAGGTAACGTTGGTATTGGTACTACATCTCCAAGTTTTCCATTAGATGTTGAAGCTGCAACTGGTAATGTCACTGCAAGGATTCACGGTGGCGCAACTGCTGGTGATGATGCGTTTTTGCGAATAGGTATTCAGAACACCACAGGCACAACTGGTGTTTATTTTGGTGATTCAACTACTGCAACAGTTGGTCGAGTTAATTACGAGCATAGTGATGACTCAATACGCATTTGGGCAAACTCACAAGAAAATGTAAGGGTTGAAGCTGACGGTGATCTTCAAGTTCGTGGTGACGTTGTTGCTTATTCAACAGTACCATCTGATGAGCGTTTAAAAGACAACATTGAAGTTGTTGAAAGTGCGCTTGACAAGGTTAAACAGTTGCGTGGTGTCACGTTTACATATAAAGAAAACGGTAAAGAAGCAGCAGGTGTCATAGCTCAAGACGTTGAAAAAGTTTTACCAGAAGCTGTTATAGAAAAAGAACTCCCATTTAAATCAGACGATGGTAAGAAGTATAAAGTTGTTCAGTATGATGCACTTCATGCTCTTATGATTGAAGCAATTAAAGAACTATCAGATGAAGTTGCACAATTAAAAAGAGATAACTAATGGCACTTCCTGCATCTGGACCAATCAGCCTTAATGATATTCAGACTGAGTTTGGAGGTACAAATCCTATTGCTTTGTCAGAATATTATGGCGTAGCTAGTGGTGTTCCAGCATCAGGTGAAATATCTATTAGTGATTTTTACGGTACATCTGCTTCAATAAGTGTAGATTTTTTAGTTGTTGCAGGCGGTGGTGGTGGCGGTAGCACTGCTAGAGGTGGAGGCGGTGGAGGTGGTTTTAGAAACAGTTACTCTTCTGATTCTTCAGGTGGAGGAGCATCCGCAGAATCATCTTTAACGTTAAATTTAGGAACAGCCTATACTGTTACAGTTGGTGCTGGAGGCGCAAATAATACTCAAGGTTCTAATTCTGTTTTTGCTACTGTTACATCTACTGGTGGAGGTAGTGGAATAGGAGGAACTGGTGGATCAGGTGGTGGTAATAGAGGAACAGGCGGTTCTGGAACAGCTAATCAAGGTTATGCTGGTGGTTCTTCTACTTATTTAAGTGGTAATGGTAGTGCCTCTGGAGGTGGTGGAGGTGGTGCTGGAGCAGCAGGTGGAACTGGAGGTAATGGAGTAGGAGGTAACGGAGGTAGTGGAGTTACTTCTACAATTACAGGTTCTTCAACAACTATTGCTGGTGGTGGAGGCGGTGCAGTTTATGCTGATCCAACTTATTTAGGAACACCAGGAACAGGAATACACGGTGGAGGAAGTGCTGTAGCAGGTACAGTAGGAAATCCAGGTACAGCTACTACAGGTGGCGGTGGAGGTGGTGGTTGGCTTACTAATACTGTCAACGCTAATGGTGGTGCAGGTGGTTCAGGACGAGTTATTATTAGAGTAGCTGATACAGTTACTGCTTCTTTTTCTGGAGGAGTTACTTATAGCACTATAACAAGTGTGTCTGGTTTTAATATTTATTATGTATCCGCTACATCAACAACTAGTGAAACAGTAACATTTAGTTAAGTATTATGGCACATTTTGCAAAACTGGATGAAAACAATGTTGTAGTTTTTGTTTGTCATGGTAGAGACGAAGATAATGAAACTAGTCTAACAGAACAAACAGGAAGCACATATAAACAAACTTCTTATAACACAAGAGGTGGTGTTCATTATATTGCTAATACAAACGATCCATCACCAGATCAAACAAAAGCATTACGTAAAAATTATGCAGGAATAGGGTATACCTACGATTTAACTAGAGATGCATTTATTCCTCCGAAACCTTTTGATTCGTGGCTTTTAAACGAAGATACTTGTTTATGGGAAGCTCCTGTTCCTTATCCAAACACAGGCGATTTGTATCATTGGGATGAATCAGTATTAAATTGGGTTTTAACAGAAAATGGCTAAGTTAAAGAAAGAACACGTTAGACCTATCCCTAAGCGATCTAAGATGAGTAAGCGTAAAAAGAAAGCTCAGATTGCTAAGAGGAGTAGAAACCAAAAGAAAGAGTTATTTAGGTGAAGAGCTTTGACTTAGCTACGTTACTTGCTGGAATCATACCTGTCATGTTGGCTGCAATGTGGTGGGTAATCAGTAATGTTAACGAGCTAAGAGGTGACATCCAGTTACTACAAGCTCACATGATGATGTTGGTTGATCCACAGGGACAGATCATTCCTAGTCCTGGTAATGCTTTTGCAAGACAGGAACTAAAAGAAGAGATCATCGAAAGACTCGCAGATTTACACGTTAGATTAAGACTGATAGAGGAAAGCAATGCCCACAAAGAAGGACAGTAGACTAGCAAGAGCAGGTGTATCAGGGTTTAATAAGCCTAAGCGTACACCAAGTCATCCTACTAAGTCACACGTTGTTGTAGCTAAAGAAGGCGACAAGGTTAAGACTATTCGGTTTGGACAGCAGGGAGTTACTGGTGACAGACAACCCACTGCTAGACAAAAATCATTCAAGGCTCGTCATGCTAAGAACATAGCCAAAGGCAAGATGAGTGCAGCTTATTGGGCAGACAAGGTGAAATGGTAATGAAACAAGGATTATACGCAAACATCAATAAGCGCAAGAAGGCTGGTACTTCTCGTCCTAAATCTAAAAGCACTGTTAGTCCTGAGGCTTATGCCAACATGAAGAAGGGCTTTCCTAAAAAGAAAAAGAAGGCAAAGTAATGGATGACTTAAACAAACAGATAGGTAGGCTTGAGGCTAACGTAGAGCAGTTACAGATGCAGATGGCAGAACTACGTCAGGATGTTAAGGATATGTCTGCTGTTGTCACCAAGTGGAAAGGTGCTGGTGCTTTATTGTTAATACTTGGTGCATCGTTGGGGTGGTTAGTAGATGCTATTGCTAAAAGACTATAGAAAGTACTTGACTTTTATAGCTTTTTGTGGTATAATATCCATACAAGGATGTAGTGCGATAGGAGCAGTTAAGTCGTTAATGCCAGGTAAGTCTGGTACTAATGTTAATGCTAATGCTCAGGTAGGTAAAGAGAATACACAGCAACTCGTAGGTAAGCAAGAGAACACTAAGATTGAGGGTGAAAATGTTAATGTCAATCAGACAAAGAAAGAGACTGATACCAGCATTAACACATCAAAAGTAGATAGCCTAATACAGAATAACACAAATGTACCTATCTGGTATTTATTGTTGTTGGTATTAGGGTGGTTACTTCCTAGCCCACAAGAGATATGGAATGGGTTTGTTGGATCAATAGAAAGAATAATACATGGCTCGAACCGTAAGCGTAGCAAAAACACTAGGACCAAGTAGTACTCCTGCTGCTAATGTCAAGCAAGTATTGTTTACTGTTCCAGCAAAGAATACAGGTTTGTGGCTAGTTAAATATATTATTAGTCTTGATGGTAATGAGACACCTAAAGTTTATTGGTACGATTCTTCAGAAAATCAAGAGTATTTAATAGTTGCAGGTAAAAACTTAGGTACGGGTGACAGTATTTTATTAGATGGTCAGGCTTCTGTTGCAATGAAAGAAAATGACGAGATTAGAATACAAAACTCAGGTACTACTTATTCTGTAACTTATTTAGCAACAATAGAACTAAGACCAGCAGAAGCAATACAATTTCATTCATAGGAGCTAATCAATGCCAGCATTTAAAACTTGTCCTACTTGCCCTTATCCTGCTAAATGTAAAGCTGCTGGTAAGTGTTTAAGAAAAGCTATGAGAAAGACAAAGAAGTAATGCCACTAAAGAAAGGTAAGAAGAACGTAGGTTCTAACATCAAGAAGCTAAAGAAGGAAGGCTACCCACAGAAACAAGCGATAGCTATTGCCTTATCTACGGCTAGGAAGAAGAAGAAATGACTTACTTAGAACTTGTTAATGACGTATTAGTTAGACTTAGAGAGGATGAAGTAACTGCTGTTACTGATACGCCATACTCTAAGTTGATTGGTAAGTTTGTCAACGATGCTAAAAGATTTGTAGAAGATAGTTATCAGTGGAACGCATTGTCTGAAACACTTACTGTAACTACAGCTAATGATCTGTTTAACTATGTCATGACAGGTTCAGGTCAAAGATTTAAAGTCATCGATGTAATTAACAGCGAAGACGATGTATTTTTAGAGTATATGCCGTTCAGTCAAATGAACAATTTATTCTTAAATCAGTCACCACAAAAAGGATCACCATACTATTATAACTTTAATGGTGTTGATTCTAATAATGACACTCAAGTAGATATTTTTCCTATTCCTGACGGTGTTTATAATATCTTCTTTAACATATACAAACCACAAGAACCTTTATCTGCTTCTGGTGATAGTCTTAAAGTACCATCAGAACCAGTAATTAAATATGCCTATGCTATGGCTGTAGCAGAGCGTGGTGAAGACGGTGGATTGTCAGCACAAGAAGCTACTGCATTAGCAGATATTTCGTTAGCAGATCACATATCTATTGAAAATGGCAGGTATCGTGATGAATATGTCTGGCATCAAGTCTAATGGCTAAAGCGTTACAAACAGCTACAATATCAGCACCAGGATTTCTTGGTATTAATACTCAAGATAGTAGTGTTGATCTTTCATCAGGCTATGCTTTAGAAGCGTATAATTGTGTTATTGATAAGTTTGGTCGTATAGGTGCTAGAAAAGGCTGGACTAAACAAAATGCTTCTACTAATGCTGATTTAGGTACTAACGATATTGAGTTTTTATTTGAGTTACCAGAGACAGGAACAGTTCTTTTAGGTGGTAACAATAAATTATTTAGTTTTGCTAGTGCAACTATAACAACAGAAGTAAACACAACAGTTGTTGATGCAGCAGGAACTGGTACAACTGCTTACACAATAACAGCTAACGATTGGTCAGCATCTAGTATTGTGTACGGTGAAGGTCCAGATATTAGTCCTCATGCTTATGTATGTCAAGCAGGTCATTTACCTTTGGTTTATCACGAAGTAGGTAGTGGTCATGCTCATACAGGTAGCTATGGTTTTCAGTTACTAAGTGATGTTGGAACAGTACCTAGCACTTACGCATCCGCTAGTGACTTTAAACCTAATTTTGTACTTGGAGCGTATGGTAGAACTTGGTGGGCAGATATTGTTAATGATGAACAGACAGTGTACTTTAGCGCACTACTGGATGGATCAAACTTGTCTACTGGTGATTCAGGTTACTTATCTTTGGTAGATGTTTTTCCTAACGGTGACGAAGTAGTAGGACTAGCAGCACACAACGGTTTCTTAATTATCTTTGGTAAAAGAAACATTGCAGTTTACGCTAACCCTATTGATGTAACACGATTAGAGTTAGTTGACTTGATTGCTAACGTAGGATGTGTTGCAAGAGATAGTATTGTAAGCACAGGTACTGATGTAATGTTTTTGTCGGACACTGGAGTAAGAAGTATTGCTCGTGTCATTCAGGAAAAGTCAGCGCCTATTAATGATATATCTTTTAACATTAGAGACGATTTAGTTTCGTTTGTTGATTCAGAAACAGATAAAGACAAAATTAAAGCTGCTTACTATCCTAAAGATGCTTTTTATATTTTAAGTATTCCTACTTCTAAGTATGTATTTTGTTTTGATTTAAGAGGTAGATTACAAAATGGAGCTTGTCGTGTAACAATATGGGACAGCATTGATCCAACAGCTTTACACACAACTTATGCAGGTGATTTACTTATAGGAAAAGCAGGTTACGTTGGAAAATATTTTGGTTATCTTGATGATACTTCTACTTATACATTGAAGTATTACACAAATTATTTTGATTTAGGTAGCCCAACATCGTTAAAGTTTTTAAAGAAAAGCAACTTTACTGTAGTCGGTGGTGCTGGTCAAAATGTTTTTATAAAGTATGGTTTTAATTATTCTTCTTCTTATAGAGACATTCGTAAAACTTTAAATGCAAATTCTATTTCAGAATACAACATTAATAAATTTGGTGTAAATAATGTAACGGTTGTAGGAAGTCAATCATTTAGTGACAGCACTCCAACTACTAATACAATTACAGACACAGACGGTACGCATTATCAAGTAGCTTTTAAATCTGTTTATGATGCTATTAACGGATACGATTTACCTCATGCTGTTAAGTTAGATAGTGGCGATGGTTTTTATTATGTTCCAGATACTGATGCTGGTGAATCATCAAATGCAACAGTGTACTTAAAGAGTGCTGACGGACTTAGTGAATATTCTTCTGGTTTTGCTTTAGAAGAAGTTACAGCTAATTTAGCTGGATCAGGTTCAGTTTTACAATTAGGTTTTGAAGCTACTATAAATCAAAATCAATTATCGATACAGAAAATAGATGTATATGTAAAAACAGGAAAGACAATTTAAGGAAATAAAAAATGTCTAATTATATTAAAGCTACTAATTTTACAGCTAAAGACACTTTAACAACAGGTGATCCAGGTAAAATTGTAAAAGGGTCTGAAATAGATGCTGAATATGTAGCTATAGCTAGTGCAATTTCATCAAAAGTAGATAGTAATGACGCAGCGTTGACAGGTGTCCCGACTGCTCCTACAGCAGCATCAGGTACTAATAGCACACAAGTTGCTACTACTGCTTTTGTTAAGACAGCAACAGATAATACACTACAAACTGTATATCCTATTGGTTCTATTTACATGAGTGTAGCGTCTACTAATCCTAACACTTTGTTTGGTTTTGGAACATGGGTTGCTTTTGGTGCAGGTAAAGTACCAGTAGGTTATAACGCTTCTGATTCTAATTTTAATGCTGGTGAAAAAACTGGCGGTAGTGCTGATGCAATTGTTGTTAGTCACACACATACAGTTACAGATAGTGGTCACTCTCATTCTTACAATGGAGGAGTGCAAATTGCTTCTGGTTATTCTCCAGGTGGTTTAATATTTGCAGGATCAAGCACAACTACATCTACTGCAACTACAGGAATTAGCATTAATTCAACAGGTTCATCAGGCACTAATGCAAACTTGCAGCCATACATTACTGTTTTTATGTGGAAGCGTACTGCTTAATGAAAGTACCTGTTGTAACTACTAAAGATTTTATAATTTATTTAGAAAACTACCAAGATAATATTTTTATACATTGTGATGTTACTTCTAAATGGACTAAGACAGTAAAAAAAGATTTAACAAAAGCATTTAACAAGTTAAATAAAAAAGAGTTGTTTGCTTTACATGAACAATCAGACAAAAAACATAAAAAATTTTTAAAGTTGTTTAATTTTAATTACTTAAATACATTTAAAGGAAAAAACGGCACACAATATGATGTGTTTGTTTGGAGATAATTATGGGTATTGAAGCAGCCGTAGCAGGAGCAGTAGTTGGCGGTGTAATGCAAAACAGAGCAGCAAGTAAACAAGCAGCAGCACTAAACGCACAAGCTGCTGCTACTGCTGAAGCTGCTAGACTTAATGCTGAAGAAGCTCGTTTTAGACCAATAACTGTTACGACTAGGTTTGGTACAGCTACTCCTCAGTTTACTGGCGGTCGTCTAAGTGGTTATACTTACGAAGCTGCTCCAGAACTAGCTGCTTTACAAGATCAACTATCTCGAATTTATGGTACTAGTCTTGGACAAGCTGAAAGAGCTGCTGCTTTTCAACCACAGTTTGAACAAGCTGCTACAGGTTTATTTGGTTTAGGTAGGCAGTATCTTGCTGAAACTCCTGAAGAAGCTCGTCAACGTTATATTCAGCAACAGATGGATGTTTTACGTCCTTATGACATCGAAGAAGAACAAAGGCTAGCTGCTGGTGTCTTTGGTCGTGGTCGTGGTGGACTTAGCGTAGGTGCTGGTGGACAACCAGAATTACAAGCTCTATCAGAGTCACGCAGACGTAGAGATTTACAATTAGCAGCACAAGCAGAACAAGCTGCACAACAGCAATTAGGTTTTGGTGCAGGTTTATTTGGCACAGGTGCTGGTTTGCTAGGTACTGGATATCAAACACAACAAGCTGCTCTTGCTCCATTCCAGAGTCAGTTCCAGACACAACAAGCTCTTGAAGAAGCAGCTAGAGGCGGTATGGACATCGGTTCAGCGTTAGGTGCACAAACATCTACTGCTGGAGCTAGGGCTGGTCAGATGATGATGGCTGGTCAGCAAGCTGCAGGTCAGTTACAGACTGCTTCTGCTACTGCTAAAGCTGCACAGTTGGCAGGAATGGGAGCAGGTATTGCTAGTTTAGGTCAGCAGTATTACCAAGGTCAGCAATATCAAGACTGGTTGGATAGAGCATACCCAACTCAGACACAACCTCCTCCATATTTTGGGTAACTTCTCAATAATAATTAAGGAATAAGAATGGCTAGTTCAATCGCATCTTTATTTGGTCCTTCAGCAGAAGAGATTGTCTACGCTAAACAGCAAGAAGATAAAGCTCTAAGACAACAACAGCTACAACAAGGATTAGCTATGCAAGCTAGTCCTTTAGCACAACAGTTTTATCAAGCTGGTTATAATATTGTTAGTGGGCTTGGTGGTTTGTTTGGTAAACCAATGCTAGATCCAGCTATGACTAAAGCTGTAGAAATACGTAGACTTTTAGCTGATACAAATGCAAATGATTTAAATGATCCAGCTAAACTAACTACTCTTGCTGCTCAATTTGGTGACGCAGGGTATCCTAAAGAAGCGTTATACTTTGCAGATAGAGCACGTACTATTGCTGCAGAAAACAGAGCTTATGAACTAAGCATGGCTAAGTATCAACAAGATATTAGCGAACAAGTAATGGAACCTAACTTTAAAGTAAAGTCTACAGGTGATTCTGTTTATATGCAGAACGGTAAGTATTATAATGCTAAGACTGGAGCACGAGTACCTGTTGAAGATTTAATATCTGTAAAAGATATTACATCTGCATCAACACCAGCAGTATCAGAAGTAATATCTATTGAGAATCTTTATTTAGATGATACAGATTTTAGCGAACAAGAAAAAGATAGAGTAGCTAAATTCCTAGATCAGTATGCTTTAGCTATACAAAAAGAACCTGACTTTGTTAATAAACCAAAAGAAGTAGCATTAAAAGAAGCATGGAAACGTTCTACAGAACAAGGTATTATAGCTAAAACAGAGGATACTTGGATTACTAAATACACTCCGTTTACTGCAACTGATTGGGTATTTAGACCAGAGTTAATGACTGAAGTACCTTTTAAACCTATTGAAGATAAGTCAGGTAAATTCAAAATTAAAAGCATAACGAAAAACTAATGGCTATATATACTATTGAAACAGATGATGGGCATACTATAGAGTTAGAAGGACCAGATAACGCTAGTGAGCAGGAAGTATTGCAGCAAGCTGAGCAGTTATATAGGTCTCAACAAGTTAGTAAGCCAGCTACTAAAGAAGAACCATCTACACTAAGACAGTTAGGGTATGGGTTTGCTTCTGCTCGTACAGACTTAGGTAATCTAGGTGATATCTTAGAGAGCTATATGCCATTAGGTACGTTCTTTAATCCTACAGAAACATACGGTGAAGAGTTCATGAGAATGAATCCTGAGCAGCGTAGAAAGTTTTTGTATGATCGTAGACAAAAGATGATTGAGACTGAGTATGCAGATGTTATAGCTGCTAACGAACAAGATTCTTTAACTGCAGGAGTTGGTAAGTTTGTAGGTTCGTTAATGTCTCCTACTACATTAATACCTATTGGTCATGGATACAAAGCTGTTGCTACTACGTCAGCATTGCTAGGTGCTGAGTATGATGCACTAGATCAGTTCATGAAGAAGGGTGAAGTAGACTGGCAACAAACAGGAGAGATGGCAGCTATATCAGGAGCATTAGGTACAGGTGCTATCTATGGTGGTAGAAAAATTAAAGATGTATATAAGAATCTTAGAGCTAAGAAAGCTAATGCTAAGTTAACAGACATCAAAGCTGCTGAAGAAAGAGCAGACTTTATTAACGACTTAGCATACAGAGCTAGAGAGAAAGGTGTGGCAGATGCTGACATACCTAAATACATACAAGATCACAGTGGTCTAAACGGTGAACAAGTAGCTGAAGCATTTATTGTATCAGATGTTAGACCATTCATACCTACTATATCTGAGGTTAAGTTAGCTAAAGAGATTGGTAGGAATGGTTTAGATACTGTTAACAGAGTTAATAAAGGATGGTTAACTGATTTCTGGAAACCTATAGCAGACAGAATTGAAGAGATTTCTCCTGCTATTGCTAGTAGGTTGCGAAATGTAGACATGACAGCGCATATAGTAGCAAACGAAAGAGGTGAACGTGCTGCTCCATTCTTACGTGCATTGAAAAAGTTAAACAGAAAAGATAGAAAGCTAGTTAAGAAGTATCTTTTGAATGGTGACTTTGATGATGTATCTAAAGTTCTTAGTAAAGTAGATGGTGGTGTAGAAAGTTTTAACGAAGTTACTAAACTACTTGATGAAATACACGAAGATTTAGTAAGTGCAGGTTACACTGACTTAACTAAACTACCTAATTACTTTCCAAGAAACGTTCGCAAGTACGACGAATTGCTTGCTACATTTGATAAAGAACAACAAGGCATCTTTGCTGAAGCACTAAGCAGAAGAGCAAAACAGTTAGGTGTTAAGGTATTATCAGAAGTAGAAAAAGAAAAAGTATTAAACGAAGTAGCACGAGGATCAAAGTCATTAGTTAATTTAGGACTAGGTGCTGCTCAGAAACGTATTATTAAAAGACTTAGCGATGAACAGCTAGAGTTTTATGATGACCCTGTACGTGGATTGTTAGATTACATACGTTATGCTTCTAACAACGCAGCTAAAAGAAGATTCTTTGGTAAAGGCACAGCATCAGCTAATCAAGAAGTACTGAATGTAAAAGAATCTGTTGCTAACTTGATAGCTAAAGAACTACCAGAGCTAAGTAAAACTGCACAAGATGATTTACAAGCTATGCTTGAAGCTAGGTTTACTACAGGCGAGCAGTCATCAAGTGGTCTTATTCAAAGCTTTAGAGCGTTTACATACCTAACTAAATTAACTAATCCTTTTTCTGCTTTAACTCAGCTACAAGATTTATCTAACTCAGTATGGGTAAACGGGTTAGGTAATACTATATCTGCTCTCTTTGGTAAGAACGCAAGTAAAGTTAGTATGCAAAAGTTTGGACTTGATAATGTATTAGCTGAAGAGTTTATTAATGATAAAGTATTAGCTAAAACATTACACAAAGCCTTTACAGCATCAGGTTTTAGATCAATGGATAAGTTTGGTAAGAATGTATTTCTTAGAGCAAACTTAAACAGACTGCAGAAGTTAGCAGCAAACCCTAAAGGTATACAGCAGTTAAGACGTAAGCATGGTAAAGAATTTGGTGACGAGTTTACTGACATGGTTACTGACTTACAGAACGGTAACATATCAGAGAACGTAAAGCTGTTGTTGTGGAATGAGTTATCACGTATACAACCTATCTCATTATCAGAGATGCCGTTAAAGTATTTGCAAGCACCTAATGGTAGAATTGCATACGCACTTAAAACATTTGCGTTAAAACAAATGTCTAATGTTTTACGAAGAACAAGAGGTGAGTGGCAGAAAGGTAATAAGAAAGAAGCAATACGTAATGGACTGTCATGGTTAGTTACCGTACCAACTACAGGTGTAGGTGTAGATAATTTAAAAGATTACATTAGGTATCAAGGTCAAGACATGCCTGATGATCCAGAATCATTTTCAGATTTTGCATTAGAACATGCTGACAATATATTAAGATTGTTTGGTTCGTCAGAGTACATGGTAAGCAAAGCAGCAGAAGGTCAGTTTGATGCTGCTCTAGGTGGAGCTAGTTTCTTTGCTCCTGGTCTTAGTTCATTGACTAACATTGCACAACCTCTTCTTGAGGCAGCAGAGTCAGGAGAGATTGATCCTAAGATTGTAAAAGAATTACCGATAGTGGGTCAGGTGTACTACTATTGGTTGGGTGGTGGCATCGAAGCCGATTATGATAAAGCTATGAAAAAAGAAATTAAGAAACGGAGTGAAAGATAATGGCTACTATAGCAGAAAAACTTAGAGCTTTAGGCATAGGTGTTAAAAGCCCAGAGCAACAGGCAAGGGAAGCTGATCCTGTATTGAGAGCACAGTTCGAGAGACGGCAGCCTACTTACGATGAGATCATGCAATCACGACAGATGAGAGCTAGAGCACAGGTTACTCCATCTGATATTGCTCCTATGGATATGCCTGAACCATACGAACCTCAGAGTTATAATCCAGATATAGCTGGTGTACAAGCACTAGCACCTATGGGTTTGTTTACTAGCCCAGACACAGCACCTCCTAATCCTATTTTTAATACAGACAGAGCAGAGATTAACCCAAGACTAGAAGCTCAGTATGTAATGGATGAGCGAGGGATGACTGACGGTGACAGACAGATAGAAGCACAGTTACGAGCAAATGCTGAAGGCAGGGAAGAGTTTCTTGATTCAGTGGCACAACCATTTAGAGATGCGTATGACTGGGCTAATGAAGCTAATCAGTCTTATGATATATGGAACTCTGCTGCTAACTGGTTAAGAGATGCAAGCGAGTCTACTGCTATATGGGATAGTATTACTGGTCCAATAAAACAAAGGATGCAGAGAGACGCTGCAGAAGCACAAAGACAAAAAGAAATGTACGAAGAGAAGCTTAAACAAAAGCGTATGCAAGAAGGTTCTAGCTTAGTTATTGAGATGGAGAACCAGCTAATGCGTCAACTAAAAGAACAGGAGGACGCACGTAGAGCAGCTAATGCTTTAGCTTTCTTAGAGGATAAAGCAGGTGCAGCTAACGCAGAGCTAGATAAAATTAACGAGGTCATCCGTAATAATAAAGGCACATCTTTTTATTCTACCCCTGACTACTATGCTGCTCAGTCTCAAGCAGAACTAGAATCTGCAATGAGCAGGAGACCAGACATCTATGATGAATACAATCCGTTTGCTAGACCTGAGTATTATGATCTTGGCGGTCCTATTCAAGACTACGATAGCCTCGGAGGTCCGATGCAACGAGAAGAATTCATTGATGTTAACGGACAGTGGATGCCGTACAAACGATAAGGAAACAGCAATGCCTAATAAAAAATATACCTCACCTATGTACGCTTATG